CGCCCTAACGGTGTTAGAGGCTTACCCGTCTTATCTCAAGCTCTTATAACATTAAGCGACTTGGATCGTTACATGGACGCAGAGCTTGTCCGGAAAAAAGCGGCTGCTCTAATTGGCGGGTTTATTCGTATCCCTTCTGATAATTTATCCGACAACCCATTTATTACAGGGGATGAAGATGATACGGAGTTTCATATTGAAGCACTGGAACCCGGTACGTTCCCAATCCTACCACCAGGATATGAGGTAAGTTTTTCAGACCCTGCAGACGTTGGTGCTAACTTTAAAGAGTTTATGAAGCAGACCCTACAAATGATTGCAGCGTCAATTAATATTACATACGAGCAGCTCACCCAAAACCTAAGCGAGGTTAACGATCGCGTCATACGCGCGTCGATGTTAGAATTCAAGCGCATTGCAGAGCAGTATCAAAGAATAATTTTACAGCACCAATTTCATAGAAGGGTCTTTACTCGTTTCTTCGATCTTGCTATAATGTCAGGAGCACTTGTTATTCCAGCAGGTATGACGGAAGACCAAGCACGAAGAGTAAGATGGATTGCAGATCCTTGGGATTACCTTAATCCACAACAAGATGTTACAACCAAGCTTATGGAGACAAGAGCTGGTATTATACCAAGGTCGGAATGGATTATTCAGCGTGGAGGAAACCCAGAGCATATAGACAACCGTTATGCAGAAGATCGCCAGCGCGAAGCAGACCTTGGACTTGTGTTTGATACCAACCCATTAGTGGTGTCCAAGACAGGGGTTGTTCAGTCAAGCGATCCAAGTCTCATCTTAACCCACGAAACTAATCCTCCGCAAGAACCAGCGGAAGAACCACAAGAAAGTGCGCAAGACGATGAATCCTCTTAATATAAATAGCTATATAGTGCATCGCACTTTTAATACTCCTTTATTAATAGAGGAGCAGAAAGCTACAACAATAAGCAATTATCTACTTAGTAGAATAGCATCAGATGACACCGCTTACGATATAGAGCACGAAGAGGATATTAATGAGCAGGTAACCCCTAGCACGGAAAACCGTATAGCAATTATACCTGTTGTTGGTACGCTAATTCACCGCGGTGGTTTTATGGATGCGCGTAGCGGAGTACTTTCTTATAAGGCGCTCCGCCAGCAAATTAAAGAAGCTGCAGACGACCCTAATATAAATAAAATATTGCTGGATATAGATAGTCCTGGTGGCGAGGTTGAAGGAAACTTTACGCTTGCAGAATTTATTAGAGGGGTAGATGAAAATATTAAACCTGTTTATGCCATTGCTAACGGCAGCGCATATTCTGGGGCATTTAGTATTGGAGTTGCTGCTAGAGAATTTTACGTAACCGAAACTGGTGGGGTTGGCTCAGTTGGTGTAATAATGCAGCACGTAGATTTTAGCCAAGCAAACGCAAAGCAAGGTATAGACGTTACTAACATTACCTTCGGGGACAAAAAAGACCAATTCAGTTCAGACTCCCCCTTAAGCTCAGAGGCAAAGCAAGAATTACAAGATCGTGTTAACGAACTTGGGAGTATCTTTGCAAAGCACGTTGCATTAATGCGTAATATTCCACTACAATCAGTAATAGATACAAAAGCAGGATTGCTTTTTGGACAAGAAGCGGTTAACATAGGATTTGTCGACGGCGTTGCTTCTTTCGAAGATTTATTGCAGCATTTAATGGATGAGCCAGATACCCCTCAAATAACGCAAGGAACAGAAAACATGTTTAGAAAAAATAATAAAGAGCGTATGTCTACAGACGATGCAGCTACCGAAGCAGAAGCTCCCGAAGCAGAAGCTAATGAAGCAGAAGCTAATGAAGCAGAAGCTAATGAAGCAGAAGCTAATAAAGCAGAAGCTACCGAAGCAGAAGCTACCGAAGCAGAAGCTAATGAAGCAGAAGCGAGTAATGAACAGGAACAAGCGGATCCGCTAGCAGCAGCCGCAGAGATTGCAGACCTAGCTCATAAAGCGGGTATGTCACATATGACTTCCTCTTATATTAAAGCGGGCTTTACCCCAGAGCAGGTTCAAAGTAAGTTAGACGCAAGCGAGCGCATTGAAGCACTTTGCAAATTAGCACGGAAAGAAGATGCAGCAGCTAGTTATATCAGTGAAGGTAAAACCTACGAGCAGGTTCAGGAAGCCCTTTTCGCAGAAATGAATGCAGCAGACGACGCTACAGAAGTTTCAAATAAACCTAATCCTGAGCAGGTAGAAGAAGATTTTGCAACAGCTGGTAATGTGCTCATGCAGGACGCTGAAAAGCGGGCTGACGCAGCAGCCAACGTTAAAAACTCTAAAGCATAGTAAGGAGCTTTAATATGCCAACAGTAGAAGAAAAAAGAGGCGCTGGTTTCCACATGGTGTCTGAAGCTAACGGCTTCAGAAGTCGTGAGGCGATTATCGTTAAGCAGGGGGAAGTCCTAGAAGTAGGTACAGTCCTTGGGAAAATTACCGCTGAGGACAAATATGTCCAAGTGGACAATGTTACTCCCGCAAGTGACGGAAGTGAAGACGCAGCCTGTATCCTTTGGGACAAGGTTGACGCTACAGACGGTGACGTCGAAGTAGCAGTTCACGCTCGTGATTGCGAAGTAAATGGAAATGAGCTTATTTATGCAGTTGGCGCAGATCAAGGACAGCAAGATGCTGTTACTGCTCAATTGGAAGCTCTTGAAATCATCGTCAGATTATAGGAGAAAAGCACATGAGCTCGTTCAACGATATTTTTTTACAGGACGCTTTCAGCTTCGTAAGCTTGCAAGCGGCCGTTAATAAACTTCCTTATAGTGAAAACTATTTAGGAGGTACTGGACTATTTGAAGCAACAACAGCAGGTGTTGAAACAAACACAGTGGTTATTGATGAAACAAATGGTCGTCTTTCAATTCTTAATTCCAGCGCACGTGGAACACCTCCTCAGCGTTATAAGAAGAAAGACAAAGCCAAGTCCCGCGCAGTTATTATCCCCCACTTCGATTTCGAAGACAGCATTACAGCAGCTAGCTTGCTGGGTAAGCGGAATCCGGGAGAAAATATTTTGCAGAGCGTGGCTCGTCAAATTAATGAAACCTTTATACAAATGCGTCAAGACATTGATGACACTTGGGAAACGCATCGCTTAGGCGCACTTCGCGGGGAATTGCTAGATGGGGATGGTTCTGTAATCGAAGATTACTTCAGCCTTTTTAATCTTACGCAAATCACGTTTAACTTTGCTCTAGGATCGGCCTCCACAGAAATGCGTAGCCGCACCGTTGCAGCTATTCGCGCAATTGAGGCTGAACTTGGTGGCGTTAAATATACAGGTATTGAAGCCCTGTGCTCTGCAGAATTCTTCGATAAGTTTATTGAGCACGCAATGGTTCGTGACACATTCCTTAATTTCCAAGCAGCTTCGGTACTCCGCGAAGACATCCGCTTCGTCGGCTTCCCCTTTGGTGGAGTTGTATGGCGCGAATATCGCGGGATGCAAGGACTTGCTAACGATATCGGAAGAGTTGCACCGGGCGAGGCAATTATGTATCCAGTAGGGGTTCCTGGTATGTATCGCAGATACTTTGCTCCAGGAGACTTTATGGAAACAGTTGGTCAGCTAGGTCAACCAATGTACGCCAAAGTCGCACCTGATCTAAAGTATCAAAAGCACGTAGATACGCTCATGGAAACTAACCCATTATACATTAATACGCGTCCAAGCTCAGTGCTGCGTATAACAATGACGTAGGTTAGTATGCCGTCAAAGCATTTTAAAGGGCTGGGGACAACCATATTAGGGATACATCAGGAAGAGGCGCAGGCCGAATTCAGACCCCTAACTGGCTATCCTCAGCCCCTTAACGTTATATTTGACAAACAGTATAACGAGCTTCAATTAAAACATAATACACCAAAGCAAGGTGTAACAATTGGTGGGGGTAAACCTACCGCTTGGTTTAAGACGGGGATAATACATCCAGAAGTTAAAGATGAGCTTTGTATTGGCTCACAAATTTATATAATAAGAGAAATAAAATCAGATGGTTTGGAGCTTACAGAATTAAGTTTATCAGAAAAGATTTAAAATGCACATACAGCAGCAAATTAGGAACAATATATCTACGCTATTAAATAGCTTAGATATTTTCGCTACGGTTACAGAAGACCGTCAATACCTTATTGCTACAGACAAGTTTCCAGCCGTATGGGTTGCCTCTGAGGATGAAGAGGTCGAAGAGGCAGCTAAACAGAAAGGCTGCGTCCCACAAGCCCAGAAAAGACATTATTATACAGCTTTATATATTCTAATTCAGGCTAATGAGGGTTTGCAGAACGAATTAGATAAAGTGCAAGAAGCCGTAGAAAAAGCTATCGCTGCAGATCCCTCCTTGCAAGGAGCAGCAGAAAAGACTATTCTTAAAAGAGTTAATAATTTATTCGCAGAGGATAATGAGTACGTTAATACACCCGTAGGAGCTAAACGTTTATTATTCATATCTACTGTTCATACCATGTCTACTGATCCTACTAAAGCACTGCACCAATAAGGAGAAATATTATGACAGCAGTTTACAAGTCCCTACCAAACGACACTTACGTGATTCCAAAAGCTCAACTTTTGTTTCAACCACAGGGGCAGGAAGAATTTTTCCTCCTTGGTGATGCGGACGAGGTTACTATTGAACCAACGGTTGAAGAGTCAGAGCGTTATTCAAACGAAGGTGGTGTTAAGGAATTAGCCTTAACGGTTGTCACGCAGGTTGATGCAACCTTTAATGCAACGCTCATGCAGCTTTCAGACATTAACAGAGCGTTGTCTCTGCTAGGTGAACTTGAGTATGCAACGCAAGGTGCTATTGTTGGTCAGACTAAAAACATCATTGGTGTTAACCCAGATGAAAAAATGTACGAGCTTGATGGTATCACAGATACTACAATCACCGCATTTACTGATGGTACTACGTTGGTTGACTATATCGAAGGAGTGGATTACATTCATGATGCAAAAGCTGGCATCGTGCAGATATTATCTATTCCAGCTGGCGGTGATGCAGACGTTATTATCACTTTTGACGGAGCAGAAATTCTAGCTGCAAGCGAAGTAGCTAAGATTGGGATTGCAAATAAGACAGCTAACCGCGGTAAATTAATTATCCGAGGTACTAATGAAGTCGGACCACGAAGCAAGGTTGTATTACACGACGTGCAGCTTCGTCCAGATGGTGAGCGTAATTATATTTCAGATGAAGACTTTGATTCAATTGAAATAGTAGGACGTATCTTTAAGGATCCAAGTCAACCAGCAGGTTTACAGCTTGGTTTCGAGCAAGACATTACCGAATAGGTTTAGTTATTACGCGAGGTGCGATTACCCGCACCTCGCTCTAATATACTATTTAAAAAAGGAAGAATATATATAATGGCTAAAAATTTGTTAGATGTAGCGGTAGTACCCTTTGAGGCGAAGACGCACAAATACGGTACTCTGAAAGTTTATGGTTTAAGTATTCAAGGTATAGCCCATATTATCAAAAATCACCCAGATTTATTTGAAGTATTTGATGGTGCTGGATCGCTCAATATGGAATTCAAAGATATCATGGTTTTAGGCGTAGATGTTTGCGCGGAATTCTTGGCCGCCGGTTTGGGTTATGCTGGGGAAGAAAAAGCAGTACAGATGTGCAAGGATATGAATGCAGAGGACGCTATGACGGTCGGTACTGCAATATTCAACGAATCATTTCCTGGTGGTG